CCCGGCTGGAACCGCAGGTTGATGCTGTTCGGAAGCTCCCGCTCCGCCCGAAAGAGTGGGCGGTTGTACAGCGTCATCGCATCATGCTTGTGGTTCCACATCGAGGTCATGGACAGCTCGAACGGAGCCAGGATCTCGCACACTCCCCGCGGGCTGAACCATCCCTTGTCCTTGATCTCGTAGGGGAAATCGATGAATGGCAGTTGGCCATGGTCATACGGGAGCTCCATGGGATCCCGCAGATCCAGATCCACCGCCGCGGGGCTATACAGATACACCTCCCACACCCCGTCATCCCGCTTCCGGTACACCTCCCAGACAATCACACCATCCGTGTTGTTGGTGTACGTGATACCCTCGCGCAACTGCTTCGCATCGTCCTCGGTCGCAGCCCCCGGAATATTGTCATCCTGCTGCGGGTTACCCCGGATCTTCTCGATCGTTTTGGAGTCCGACTTCCACCCAAACTGGCCAGCCATCCGCTTGTACGCTGGCACACTCATCGGCATCACATGCACCGCCCAGTCCGCATCCTGCAAATCCGTGGTATACGCCGGCACCACAAAATACATCGGGTCCACCGCCTCAAACCCCACCCGCTTATCACCCGGATTCCAGAAGCACTTCATCACCCCGCGCCCGCTCATCAGCGTGTAATCCACCCAGGATAGGACCTCGTCAGTAAAGTTGGTCTTCTCCCGGATCTTATAATTGAACCAGTCCTCCGCCACCTTCGTGTACGCGTTCAACTGCTGCCTCATCGGCACAAAGCTGGCCACCACATCCATCCCCAGCGCCTGCTGGAGAAATAGCGGCTTCAGCTTCTCGATCGCGGTATCGATCAGCGGCCAATGCAGATCCGCGGCCTTGGGCCAGGGCTTGTTCGTCCGGCGAAGACCATGATGGCGCAACTCATACCACCTCGTCTGCCGCAGCTCCCACGGGCTCCGCTGGCCCACGGCCTCAACAATCTGCCCCTGCAACGCATTCCGCTGTTTATCGCTCATCATAAATGTCCTCCCCTCCTTTATCCCCCTACCTCGCAACCAGCAAGCGCAACCCCCTCCGGTTCAAGTGGGCCAAGCTCATCCTCCATCCGCTCCAACAGGCTCCGCCCATCCTCGCCCAGCGCCTTCATGTACTCGTCCATCCGCTTCCCGCCACCACCACAGAAGGCCAATACCATCGCATCCGCCCGATCCGGACTGTTCACCCCTCTGGCGCGTAGCTCATCCTTCCCCTCCAGCGTCAGCTTACCCTTGCCATTGGTCCGCACCTTCCGGCTCACGAACTGCTGGAGCAATACCTCGTCGGTCCCGACCGGTCCCAGATTCACCTTCCCCTCCTCCACCATCCGCCCGAACTCAATCCACATCTCCGCCGCCCGATTCACAAACTGATCATCCCGGATGGCCCGCTCCCCGAAATTCACCCGCCTCACATCCCACCCCTCCGCCCGGAGCGCATCGCACATGACAACCCCCATGCCACCCACATCCGCGTAGATGTCCTCAGCCTTCAGCTTCCACTTCCGGAACTCACTGATGAACCGCCCCACACTGGCCATCGTGTCCTTGTCCCGCCAGCGGATCAGCCCCTTCACCGTGTTCCCATGGCGCACCACCATCACGCTCTCATCCCCGCCGGCGCTGAAATCGCAGCCCGCTGTCAACCGGTGCCCCTCTGTATCCTCCTTGGGTGGGCCACTCACCACCTTCTGCCAGTCAGCCGTCTTCACCGCGGTCAGGCTCCCGTCATCCTCCATGAACTCCGCGTAGATCATCGAGCGCACCAATGGATGACCCTCTCCCCAGCGGGCCATCTGCTCATCAATCCACTCCTTCCGGATATGCGGACAATCGTAAGCGGTAACGGTAAAGGTCTGCCACTTGCCATCATTCCTCCGGAATACATCGTAGAAGTACCCGGAGCTGCCACCAGGGCTGCTCATCAGCAGGGTTCTGGTCGGCTGGCACCGCTCCATTGACTGGAAGATCCCGTCCGGAACCGCCTTCGCCTCGTCAACAATGTACATCAAGTCATTGCTCGGACCCTGCACGTGCCAGCCCTCCGCCTTCTCCGGGTTGCTCGCCGAGAACCCAATACACCGGCTGATCAGCTCCTGACCATCCACTTTCTTCGGGTACACATACCGAATCTCACCATCCTTGATCGAGAATCCATTCTCCTCGCCTCCCAACCCATTGATCATCTTCCGCAGGTGAGGCCACAACGCGTCGGCCACCTGTCGGTACACACCAGCGGTACACACCACCAAGCTCCCCGGCCAGCGGAGCATGTGCCATACCACCGCGCTCGCCGCTACCATGCTCGTCTTGCCAGAGCCGTTCGCAGCTTTCAGAGCCACCTTCGAGTGCTTCTCGTTCAACGCCCCCAACACCGCCTCCTGCCACGCGTAGGTTTCACGTAGGCCAAGCATCATCTTGGGGAAGTTCTTCAGCTGCTGAGCCTCCTCCAGGAGCTTGCGCTGCTTCCACGCAGGGATGTGAGAACCCATTCCAAGTGAAGGGGATTTCTTGCGCTTAATTTGCTTGACGGGCATAAAATTTGGTGTGGGACGGGGAGGGGGTATATAGGTAACACCCACCCCCCTCTTGGGGGTCCTGGTCCCCCCGTGGTGTTATTTCCCTCCTCCGAAGGCACCGAGTAGGGCACCGGATACCGAGAGTTCCTTCCCTCCTTTGCCGGTATGTTCGAGCGATGCCCTTGCTACGTAACCTCTGGTTCTTTCTAGCAACCAAGCAGAGCCTTGCCAGCCGTTGCCGCATGATCGGACAACCGACGTAAGGTCATACTCGCCCCGAGTCCTGGCCGCTTCGATGGCTTCCTTCCTTTCCGGATACCGCAGCAAGTACTTGTTAAAAGTCTTATCGCTCATTCCGGAAAGGGCCCACAACCTTTCCATCGGGAGCCCGAGCGATGCGGCGTCAAGTACTCGAGACCAGTCGGCATCGGCGATAGTCTTAGGATCAGGACCGTTTTTTTTAGGTGCATCGGAAGGACGTTTTATGGGTGCTTTCCCCTTCCCCCCTTTGACCAGGTCACCGCTCCCTTTCGCTTTCATGCCGCAACTCACCCCTACAAAAGGCCACTTGGCCACATTTTCTCAGATTTAGTTGCGATGAGTATAATACCGTAGTAAACAAGCGACTCCATGACATCCCAAGCAACGACAGCAACGCCAGCAACCACCACCGAACACCCGTTCGCTTCATTCACGAACGTAGGATGGGTCCGCCCCGGAACTTTCGTTCCTATTGCAACCATAAGCCCGACTCCTGATTGGGTCCGAGGAGTTACCGACGCCCATCACGGGTGCCACGAGATCTTGACGGGCACCGAGAAAGATTGTTGGTGCATGCTATTCGTTCGCTTTGGTGCAAACGACGGGCTCCCTCCCGGTGATTGGCTGATTTACTACCGGTACGACGACGACGACGGTACCCACGATCATCAGCTTTGCGTTTCGGCCCGCATCACCCCGCAGTGACCGGATCCGGTGCCTTTCACTGAGAGGCATCTGGTCTGGCCATTGAGGTCAGCTTACACCATGAAATCAAAACTCCTCCGCGCTTGTGCATTCCTAGCGCTTCACCTCCTCCTCCTTCCAATCATCTGGCTCCTCGCCGATGCTTTGATCGGAGGTTCCAATTGACTCTCTTCCGTTGCAACGGCTTTCGCTCCGTCCGCGCTCTCGGGATCCGAGACGCCGCCGAAGTTTTCGCGAAACGCGCCGCCCGCCGGGCATTCGGTCGTCGCGGTATCGTTCGGACCCTAGTGGAGGATTCCTACACCCGGAACCTGTCCATCGTGGAGTTTGCCGCTTTCATCGGATATCCGACCGGTCCCAATGAAACGACGGGCCACAATGTTCGTTTTACCGTGATCAACGGAGGTGCCCTTTGAACGGATTTGTCCTTCACGAGGATCGCGACCGCGTGATCATCGCCACGGGCTTCTCAAACCCTTCGGACAACCGGAAGACGGGCGACATGATTCAGATTTGGATTCTGGTCAAAGCCGTTGATCCCGTGGAAGCGATCAAACAAGGCCTCGACCGTCTGATTTGCGGTTCCTGCGTCCACCGAGGCAACGGCGACGGCTCCGGTCGTTCCTGCTACGTCAACGTAGGCCAAGCCCCGTTGGGAATCTGGCGGGCGTGGAAAGCGGGCGCATACCTTCCCCTCCCTTCCGTCTCCGTGTTCTCCGGAAGGCGGGTCCGTTTCGGAGCGTACGGGGACCCTACTTGGATCCCCCTTAGCCTCGCCTTGGCCATTGCCGGCGCTTCCTCCGGATGGACAGGCTATACCCATCAATGGCGCAAGCCTAGCTTGCAAGGGTGGCGTCAATTGCTTATGGCCAGTGTGGACACAAGCGCCGAACTCCTCATTGCCCGTTCCATGGGCTGGAGCACCTTCCGTGTGACTCCGGATCTAGATCATCACTCGATTGAGATTTTGTGCGCCAGCGACCGAGTCGGTACCCCATGCGCCGATTGCCTAGCCTGCGCGGGCTCCCGTTCCGGTGTCCGCTCAATCCACATCCCGGTGCACGGGACCGGACGTCGACACTTCATTGAGTCGGCCAGTGTGTGAGTTGTCCGGTCAGCCTATGGGGGCGACTCCGTAGGTTGCGCGGGCAATTGACGCCCTTACAAGAAAACATGAAAACCACACAAGTCCCTACCGCAACCCGCAACCCGTACCGAATCAGCGCCATGGAAGCGCTTGAAAACGAGGGTTGGGAACCATCCGAAGACGGCGCTTTTGAATACGCCCGCCATGCTATGTTCGATGGCACCTCGCCCGCTTGTTGCACTGAGGGTTGCATTGTCGAACCAGACGGGCGCTGCTCCCATGGGTGCCCTTCACTTCTGATCGCCCTTGGCATGATCTGATCATGAAAACAACCCACACTTTCCTACTTGAAGAGCACGCCCGGGAGTTTTCGCTTTTAATCGAGGCTTTGGAATGACCGATCTATTCCGTGCCCTTGGGTATCTTCTCCTTGGCGCTTTCTTCGTTGCCCTTATGGTTCTCTCCGCCCTTGCCGGCAACGGCTGACAAGTAGGCCAGTCCCCCCCCTTCGCCCCCTAGGTTCCCCCTAGGGGTTTTTTGTTGCCCGTACCCTGTCTCCACTCGGTTACCTTCCTTCCTTCCTTGCCCGTCGCCCGCCCCCCTAGGACACCCAATGTCCGACCAGGTGAGACGCTCGATGTCCTACCCCTCCGCCCTCGCGCCAAGATCTCCCGCACCGGCCCATACGCCATACAGAATTCGGAATTCGGAATCTTGAAATCCGGAATCCGCGGAGCCCCGAGCATGGAGCGGTATCCTCCGGGGCATGGAGCGGTAGAAGCGATTTATTCCATCCCCACACTTTCCTGCTTGACGACTGAGCATGGAGCGGTAGGGTGCCCTCCGACATGAGCCCAAACATTGAGAGGTTACTTGAGGGCCTCCGCGAAGCCCGCGTGAGGACGAGCCAGGAGCACGACGAGGTATTCCGTGAAGCGATCGCTAAGATCCAGATCGGGAATCACTTGGCCGACTTGCTGGAACGCTGCATCAGGGGAGGAAAGAATCGGGTGCTGAGCAAGCGAACGATCGAAGACTCGGTGTACTACATCAACGAATTCAAAGCAACCAAATGAACTTCGACCACTACA